ATCACTATCATTAAATATTTTGAAGCTATAGGCAAAAGCAGAGGTAGTGCCATCACCACTATAGCTGACTTTTGTTGTAGTGCTACTAACTGTCATATCTACTCCTACTTACTTTCTTATAGCCTATTTTGATGTGTCAGAAAAGTCTTAGAATCTATTTGCAAACTGACTAGGTGGTAAATAAAATTGTTGCTCTGTATCTCTTTCCATTCGCCTTTCCATTCTTCTTAAATAGCCAGGGTTACTTTTTTCCATAAGTCCATAAATAAATAAATAATCTAATGCCATCTTAGTATAAAATAAATTTTGATATGGCACGTTTCTGACAGCAAAGTTTACACCATTTTTTTGCAATGCATCTATATCTCCTGCTCTTGCATTTGAATACAATCTTGCTAAATCATCAATAGAGCCAAATGTTGGCCCTAAAAGGGTTTGCGAAAGCGTCTGTCCATATTTATTATATTCACCAAATAAAAAATCTCCATAAATACCAGCACCACCACCTTGCACGAAAGCTCTGGTAAGTAACTCTGTATTTAAATAGGTTTCTTCATCAAATACTTCTCTTGGCTCTCTTCCTCTCAATATATCTTTTGTTGCGATTGACAAATAACCCATCATCGTTGTGCCAACCATCATTTGAGCTAAACCAAAAATACCACTTCTATCAGCTTGTTTAAAAGCATGGTACTGACCTGTCATACCTTTTGTTACATAAGTAATTGGAAAGCCTTTCAGTTGCATTATTGCTCTAATTGCTTCTCCTAAAACTGTTCCTCTCTCTGTACCAAAATTCATAATGGCTCGTTCTTTTGCGCCAGGTGTAGGAATAGCTGTATCTGCTGCATCTGTAAAATATGTCGCTAATTTTGTTGTTAAATCATCTTTGTATTTTTCTATCATTGCGCTAGATGCTTTTTTAAGTTTACGCTTTCGTGTAGAATTTACCTGTTTCAAAACTGCTTGTTCAATTAAATCATCTGGTAAATCTTTTACAGCAGAAGGAATGACATAGTTATTACCATCAATTGCTTTTTGCTCCATTCTCGAAAGCAAGTTCCAATCATCTTGTGTTATTCCATATCTTTGCAAATTAAGTCGTGTTCTCACAGGAATTTCGTTAAATGACCGAGATGTATAGGTTGATAAATCGGCAGATATTAGACGAGCTAAACCTGTTTTTTGTGCGTTGTTCCACCAAGCCATTCCATTGACTCTGAAAAACATTTGATGTGCTTTAGCCATCATACCAGGCCCACTATCATTTGCACCAAATCGTGCGTGAACATCCCCTAAAAAGTTCTCAACACCAACATTTAAAAGATAGGCTAATTCTTTCTGTTGCTTGCTGTTGAATATAGCAAACACATCTCTAAGTGCTATTGCATAGGAACTAAAGATACCTCTATCTGTTCTTGAATTAATAAAACTTGCTTTTGATGCAATATCAGAAAAAGAAGATATAGTTGCCATACCTAGCTTTGCCATGTTTTGAACCATGCGCCATGCTGCTGATATACCAGCAAAATCAACATTAAAAAATAAAGGTCTCCCAGCACCTCTTGCTCTTGTTGAACCATCTAATTCTTTAAATTGTCGTGTAAGTCTATTCTCATTGAGAGCATCTATAACAATAGGGTCTTTACCTTCTTTGATATCATTGATAACACGGTTAAACATGGCTTCTGGGTTTGTGCCAAACTTTTCCATTAGTCCAACTGCCTGTGCATCATGGCTAATTTGAGACAAAACCGCTTCTGCAAATGTTGTTCGGTTGTATTTTTTAGCATATTCGTAAGCAGATTTTCCTGATGCAAAATGTAATACTCTGCCCTGACTTAATTTCTTTGCTAAATTAGCAGGGCCAGTGAATTGTGTGAGTGGGTCTACAACACCATCATCCCCTCGTATTTGTCCTACTTTTTGATGTTGACCAGATACAAGATTCTGCCATATATCTCCGAGAAACATGGCTTCTGTGTAAGGCTCTCCATCTTTAGTTGGTGGTTTATTTTCAAATGTTTTGGCATCCAACCGTCCTGGCTCAAGCATATATGCAACCCATTTGTTTTTAGCTGCTTCAAGTTCTGCCTTTGTGTTATTTGCACCATCTCTTAATAAAATGGGGTCATGGTTCTGACGCACTACATAGTGTTTCAGTTCACCTATGACTGCTCCTGCTCTGTTTTTTCTTTTTAATATTTGTTTTTGAACTTTTTGTACGATTTCAGCAATTTGCTTTGCTTCCCTGCCACCAGCTTGATTTGCATCAAATGTTTCTGGGTCAAACATTGCTTCATAAATTAATTCATCTAGTTCACTGCTTCTGAATATTCTGACTAAATCATTTCTTTGGAGCGCGGCTACTAACTCCCCTGTATATTGGGTCATAATGGCTTGCTGTCTTGCATCAACACTATTCAAACCATTTTTACCAAAACGTATATCACCTACCATAATAGCTGATAATGCCTGTGATTTTGTCATTGTTTTCTTGCCTACTTTGATTTGTTCAGCAGAATTAACAATTCTCATAATATCGGTATATGCCTTTGCATTGAGAAGTCTATTACGTTTTTGTATGGTAGCACTTATCTTTGCCTGACGTGCAATCGTTCTTGCTAACGTAAATATTTCTAATTCTTCATCTGCACCAGCAAGCTCTACTCTCTTAGCAAGATTTTCTTCAAGAACATCTACGATTTCTTTTGCTTCTGCTTCATCAAGTACAATACCAGCATCTCTGGCTGCTTGCATTACCTCTTCAACGCAACTCATGTTCCTCTTGTCCTTCTAACACAGAACCCACCAGCCCTTGATATTTCTTCATATTTATCTGCTTTTGCATCAAGTGTAGTATCTCTAATGCTTGCTTTAAAATCTTCTGTAAGAAGTGCTTGCACTTCATCAACTTGCAAATCTTGCTCTAGTAATTCATTTTCTGCCTGTATTTCATCTAAATCAATCTCGTCTGACTCGATTGTATCTTTCTCGATTCTTTCAACATCTTGTTTAAATTCAGACAATGCTCCTAAATTATCTCCATCGATTCTCTGAGCATTTTGTACGTTATCAACCTGTTGTTGTGTATATGTTCCTTCTTGTATTTGTTTTACTGTTTCTGCTCTTGAAAGGTTTGTTCTAAGTTCTTGTAATCTTTGTGTTTTTTTAAAATATTCTTTTCTTTCAGAAGTTGATAGTTTTGGTTTTTTTTCTCCTGCTTCATCAGCTTTTCTTTGCATCTTTGTTTCAAAACGCTGTATCTCTTCTTCAAGTTCTTGAATTTCATTTTGTCGTGCTTGTGTAATATCTGGCTCTGCTGGTCTTTCTAAATCTTTGCCAAGCCTTTTGTTACCCTCAATAAAAATTGCTTGTTGTGCAATTTCTGCTTTTTGAACTGTTACAAAATCACCAGAATCTCGTGCATTTTGTTCAACCTCAGATAAAAATTTAATAATTTTTTGGATATCTTCTGGTTCAGAATTTGATAATTTTTGCGTTGAAATCACGACCCCAGCAACTTCAATCTCAAAATCTTCATCAAAAGCAGACTTGGAAAACACATCACTTGCATCCAGTATTTTTTCTGTACCATCTACATCTTTGATGGTAATATTACCTTCCTCATCCACATTTAGAACATCAACAACTCTGCCCTCACCAGAAGCATTGTAAACCACTTTTTTATCATCTGGTCTCAAACCTTTTGCTATATCAAATGCTTCTGCATCATCTATCAATGGCTCTATATTAACAGGCTTATCATCAATAACTTGTCCTAAAGATATTCTTTGTGCTGTATCTCTTGTGGATGGGGGTAGTTTTGAAACCCTGTCTGATAACGCACCAAACCCAACGTGCAAACCACCACCTAGTGCAGAGCCTACTGCAATATTTAAAAAACTATCCATCAAACCATAATCTGCATCTTGTTCTGCAAATGCTGCTCCTATTACCAAAGGCTCTACAACCGCTGCACCAACAGCACCATCTATCGCTCCTACCATCGCTCTTGAGCCTGTTTTACCATATCTGGATGCCATAGTAGCTGCTCTTGCTGTTCCTACGGCTGGTATAAAAGCAGAAGCAATGTTTAGTGGGTCAAGAAAACTACCTAGTATTGCAACACCAAACTGTGCTGCTCCTAATTTAAAACCACCTCTTGAACGATTTAAAGTAAAATTAAATTCTTCTCGTTTATCATACCGCTCTGCTAATAAATTAGCTAACCCTGTTTTGATTCCTTTCTCACCTACCTCAATGCCTTTTCTAAAATACTCGCTATTTTGGTATTCTTCAGCAGTCAGTATTTCACCTCTTGTTCCTTCTCCTACAAACTGTTCTGCGAATCTATTTAATGCGTTGAATGGATTATAATACAAAGTTTCATCAAGTGTTGCCCCAAGAACATCAAGTGTGCCAACCTTCGCTTTATCAAAATATTGATTATGCAAATTGGCATCAAACTCTTGTTCTGGAATATAAACACTAGACATTAGAAAAACTGATTTCCTTGTAAATATTTCATAAACTCTTGTTTTTGAGCATCCAAAGGGCCGTCATCTGGCAAATTTATAAGGACAGACTGTAAATCATCAAACGAAACAGTAATGTATTGTTCTTGCCCTTGTTCTACTAATTCAGGTTTTCTTGGAACAATATTTCCCAAATCATTAACCAAAAACACACCATTTGTTTGCACATTTGTTCTCCAGCTACCACCTGTCATCAAATCCCTGAGATAGCCTTCTTGATATGTTGCTTCGTTCTCACCTGGTGGTGTTGGCGGAAAAAAAATAATACTTTTTAAATAATCTTTGTTTTCTTTTCTTTGTATCGATAAATTTAATACAGTGGCTATTTTTTCTGCACTATTATTTAAAATTTTTGGAAAACGTATTTTTGTTTTTCGCCCATATCTATCCTCATCTGGAAAAACAAAATAATTACCAACAACAGAATTATATGCTTGCTGCACAGCTTCTTTTGGTTCTTTAGCTTCGTATTGTACAAGCCCTTTTGCTACATTTATTATGACTTCTTGTATATTTGCTACATGATTTACGCTACTTACTCTTGTAGCTGGGTCAAAAGAACCATCTCTTACACTTCCTATAATACTTCTATTATAATCAACTGTAATTAAAGATGCTTCTTCTTTTATTTCAGTTAGTCTTGACCCTGTAACTAAACTATCCAATTCTTTTATAATATCTGGTGTATTATATGCTTTTACTGCTGCCATATCAGAAGATTCTGGATGAGCTATTACAAGTTGGTCAACAATGGTAATACGTTCTTTTTCATGCAAATGACGCATTACTATATTTCTTGATGGTGAATCTTTATCACCAAATTGTGCAAGGAACTGCTCCCCAATTTGAGACTGTTCTCTGTAATTATCTGTTCCTCTAAATTTAGCCATAAAATCATCTATTTGTGCATTGCTTGCAATTCGAATATCAAGTGGCAGTATGCCCATTGAACGTTGTTTTTCAATTAATTCAGCAGGAGTAAATGTTTGTCCTGTTGTTTTTTGATAATACCCCACAAAATCATTTTCTATTAGATTTTCTCTTTGCTCTAACAATTTAATAGCAGCTAAATATGTTTCTTGACTTTCAACTGTTCCTTCATTCAAGAAGGTTTGCTCAAGTTCCTTTATTCTTTCTGCTTTGACTGTCTGACTTTCAAATTCTATTGCATTGACAATAGTAGATGCGTCAGATGTAGCAGTTGCTTTAATATTAAATTCCCTTGCTTCATCAAACATTTCAGCACTTGTATACAATGTTAGTATCTCATCTTTTAATTTGTTCGTTTCTTTTGAAGCTACTCCTCTGTTCGCAGCTAATTTTGCATTAAAATCTAAAACCTTACCATTTGCTTTTGCTCTTACTCTTGGTTGTAAATCTGATATTTGTGATGAGATAATACTGCCTAATACACCAACAACTTCAGGTTTATCTACGCTTGCGTAGATACCTGTCCTGTTATTTACAGCTAACTCTTCTGCTTTAAGTTGTGAAAGTGACATGGTTTGTGATTTAGATTGCAAATCTAATATAAGACTATCATTTGCTTCTTTTTTAATATCTTGAACTTCACCTTCGAGTTTTATAACAAGTTTTTCCCTGTATTCAGGTCTGAGTGTTGAAAAATCTATATCAACGGACGTTCCGTCTAGTCTATTAACAGTAATTGATTCACCAGCTAATATTTGTTTTCTTGAAAAAGTTAAATCTAATAACAAATCTGATTCCGCTTGGAATAGTTCTCCAAGAAATGTATCGACTGTTTCCTCTTGTATTTCTAGTTCACGTTTGTTCTTTGCAGTCTCTATTGCAGATAATCGTGTGCTTGTTTCTGAAGATGATAATGAGTTATCATTTAATGTGTCATCTCTCATTTTATCATAATCTTCTAATGTTTGAGCAGCATTTAATGCAGTTATATGTGCGCTTTGATTTAGGTCTTTCATTACACCTTGTCTGTTGTAACTTAATTTTAATCCATCTAAGGCTGCTTCATTAAACATTTCATTGAGTGATTCTTTTAAAAATATCGCTGTTGGGTCATTAGGTGCATAGGTTCTAATAGCATCCATTGTTGCTTCAATACTTTTATCTTTAGCAAGTCCTCTATTAACCTGATGTCTGTTAAATGCAGAGTTTGCGCCAGAAGTGCTAAACGATAATGAAAACTCATTAAATTTTTGTCTTAATTGTTGTTTTTGTTTTTTCGTAAAGTTTTCATGTCTACCAAGAAACTCTTGTTCTAATTCATTTTGAAAAACTAATGCGTTTTGTTGATACTCTGGAACAGTTTGCGAAGCATCGGCTCTATTATATTCTTGCCATTTCTGAGCTGTTTCAACTTTCATATTACTAATTGCATCTCTGGTTTGGGCATCTTTTTCAGCTAATGCAAAGTCAGCAGCCACCTTTCCTGCTTTTGATAATGTTTGTTGGAAACCTGCAAAGGCTCTTCCTGGTGCGGTAAAGGCTGCTGTACTTGCTCGTGGTGATAACTGACCAGCAGCTAATCCTTGTGTTGGCCCTGTTCCTTGATTGTATAATGGTATTTTAGGCAATTAAACTTGCTCCTGTTGCTGCTGCATCGGTAAATCCACCAAGCAATGATTGTTGTCCTTGTATTCTGAATGCTTGTGCTTGCGCTCTTCCTTCAAGCCGTGATAAGGTTGCTTCAGACTCTTTTTGCATCTGCTGAATACTCGATGCGTATTGTATTCGTGCTGCATCTTTTTCTGTGTTGAAATAAGCATCTGCTAGTGCCTGTAATGGACTGCCTGACATTTGTATCCCAGACTTCGCTGTTGCCACTCTTTGTGTGCTAATAAGCCTGTCTGACTGTCTTCTGAGCGCAGCTTCTTCTTCTCTTTTCTGCCTTTGTAAAAGGATTGCTTCGTTTTCAGCAACCTGTGCATTATATTCAGCTACCTGTTGTGCAGCACGAGCAGCAGCTTGGTTTCCTTTTGAACCCATGATACCGCCAAGAACTTGACCACCTACGGCTAATGCTGTTAATCCACCATCAGACATTACTTTATCCTCGCCATGCGGTAATAATCACCGCCATCAACACCATATTGTCTCATCAAACCCTCATTCTCAAACCCCAACCATTTTGCAAATCGTATAGCTGTTGGGTCATCTGCTGAAACACTTGCTTGTATTCTATCCAACTCATTCTCTGTTTCAATCACATCAAACATATAATAGGTGTGTTTTACTACTGACTTGTATTTTATCTTACCTTGCTTTGATATAAAAAACCAACCCTCTGCAACTTTACCCCACATCTTGTGAATACCACCCATGCCTAATATCACACCATCATCGGTCAATGTATAACCATGCACATGTTCTGGCGCAATGAAAGCATCTTTATGTTGTTTTTCAATAACAAAGTCTAAGTCTATGTTTTCAATATCTTTTTTATCAAAAGTTCTTAATTTAAGCATCGAATGTATTAGACCTTCTCATAATCGCCAGTATCGTCATAGGCAATGGTTGATTTTGTCGTATAATAACTTGGGCATCATTATCATATCCAGATGGAAAGAATATTTCTTTATCGCCATTAAATAAAGGTATTGCTCCATCCATAGGCATACTACTATCACGAAATGGCATACGGTCAAGATTATTTAAGTCTGGCCCTGTTTCTGC